GGTGCCGATCTCAGCGGTGCCTATCTCAGCGGTGCCGATCTCAGCGGTGCCTATCTCAGCCGTGCTAAAGGTGCATTTTCGCTTGGAACGCCGGATGGTTGGTCGGCTGTTGCTTGGCTGCGCGACGGTTTCTTATCGATCCGCGTCGGTTGCCGAGATAAGCGGTTAGATGAAGCCCGCGCATATTGGGCCAATAAAAATGACCGGTGCGAAGTTATGGCGGCGCTGGATTACGCTGAAATAATTGCGCGCCTTCGTGGTTGGGCCATTGAAGCACCGGCTGAACAAGTGGCAGCGGAGTAATTTACCATGGAAATCGAACACCTTTGCGAAATATGCGACGAGCGGATTGGAAAACAAGACACCGAGTCAGGCTTTTGGCTTGGCGACCGCGCGCCGTTTATTTGCGACGTGTGCAATATTGATTTGGCCGAACGCCAAATGGCAGGTGAACAATGATTGCCACACCCGATCAGCCGCGCGTTATTGTGCGCCCACATACACGCCGCAAATCAATAAATTTTATAAACGCCGAACTCGAACGCCGCGCGCAACGGGATTTAACCGTTCAATTGTTGCGCGAATATGTCGATGAAAAAAAGACGTTCGATATTCCCTTTAAAAGCCGTGTGGTTGTCAAAGACGTGACCAACGATTTTTTACTGGCATTTTCGGTTTTAACTTTTTTTGTTGGTTTTATCGCATGCGCCGCAACCATCGTCTTGGTGACGCTATGAAACTGATTTTTAATTGGTTCAAGCGTCCAACGCTTGCTGACTTACCCCTAGAAACCCGGCTGATTTGCGCAGCCATTATGGGAGCAAAGAAATGAACGCGCCCACCAAACTTCACGCTTTGCCCAAAGCGGGATTCGCGCCAGGTATTTATTTTAACCTGCCCGAAAATGAATACCGTGCGGACCCCAGCCTATCCGCGTCAGGCATTAAAAGCTTGATCCGATCACCTTTTGATTATTGGTGCGATTGTCTGGACCCCACGCGGGAAGATGACCAAACCGAAGCCAAAGACAAAGGCAAAGCATATCACAAAATGCTTTTGGAAGGCATTGCGGCTTTCGATGCGACCTACGTGGTAGCGCCAACCATTGAAAATTATCCGGACGCATTGCCGGATGGATCAGCGTTAAAAGCTTGGTTGAAAGATCAGGGCGCAAAACAGACGGGCACTAATGCCGAACTGTATCAGCTCGCCCTTGAAATCAACCCTGCCCTAGAATTTTGGCCAGATATTCGCGCCAAATGGAAAGCCGATCACATGGATTGTGAAGCGGTATCCCGCGAGACTTGGACAGAGCTGCAACGCGCCCGCATGGTTTTATCCCGCATGGACAGCGCCAAACGTGCATTTACGGGCGGCATGTCGGAGGTTTCAATTTTTTGGGTGCATGAATCCGGCGTCCCGATGAAGGCCCGGATCGACTATTTAAAACCCAGCGCCATAGTGGACCTAAAGACCTTTGCCAACAAAATGGGCAAAGACTTGCGGTCAGCCGTGGTTAGCGAGATTTCAAACAACCGCTATGAAATCCAAGCCGCTGTCTATCTGGACGGCATTAAAACCATCAAGGCTCTATTCAAAGCCGGGAAGCTGGCAATTGTTGGGGATCATGACCCCGAATGGCTTGAAAAGGTCATGGCGACCGACCGGCATAGGTTCTTTTTTGCTTTTCTGCAAACTGGTCGCTGTCCCAATTTTATTATTCGTGAATTTGCCGAATTTGACACCTTTGCTGGATTGGGTGCCCAGGCTAACGAATATTTTTCAATCGGTCGCATGGCCTACAAGCACGGCATCGAGCAATGGGCGCGATATATGCGGACTTTTGGCCCCGATGAACCATGGGTGACTGACTACGAAATCCAACCTTTCCGCGATGACGAGTTTCCAGTGTGGGTGCTCCAAAGAGGTGTCCAATGACCGTGATGAAATTTACCCAAGCGATCCGCAAAGCCACCCGCCCGCTCATTGCCATTGGTGGACCATCAGGCAGCGGAAAAACTTATGGTGCTCTTTTAATGGCGCGAGGCATTGCCGGACCCAAAGGCAAGATTATTGTCTTGGACACCGAGAACGGTCGAAGCCAAATGTATGCCGATGATCCGACAATTGGCGGGTTTATCGTGGGAGATATGTATCCGCCGTTTACCAGTGCATCATTTATTGACGCCATCGACGCCGCTGAAAATGCCGGAGCTGACTGCATTGTGATCGACAGTATGACCATGGAGTGGTCCGGCACAGGCGGATGTATCGAGCAAGCCGAGGAAATGGCAAAGCCCGGCCCCCAAGCATGGATTAAACCAAAGCGCAACCACGCTCGAATGATGAATCGCATTCTCCGTTGTCAAGTGCCGGTCATTTTTACCCTTCGCGCAAAGCCAGAATTGCTAACGGTCAAAAACGCCCAAGGCAAAGACACGTTCATTAAGGGCGAAATGATTTGCGAACAGGAATCCCGTTTCATTTATGAAATGACCCTTGCTTGCCTTTGTGATTACCAGACCAACAAAGCATATTATTCCAAGCTGAAAAACCTACCAAAGCCCTTAACCGGCGTTTTAAAAGACGGCGATCTAATCACCGTTGATACAGGACGGATCATTAAAGAATGGGTATCCACTGGACAGGCAGTCGATACCGCCCTTGAACGGTCCAAGGCTTTAATGATTGAAGCCGCCCAGCAAGGTTTAATTGCCTTTGCGGATTGCTGGAAACATACCCCCAAAGAACACCAGCGGCTTTTGGCCGATGAAAAAGACCGGCTCAAAATTGTGGCGCAAACCGTTGACGCGCTACACGCTGAAAATGAACCAGAGCCAACCGAACCGAAAGATGACGGTTTAGGGGAGGCCGCATAATGGCCGGATCAGTCAATAAATGCATCATCCTTGGTCATTTGGGCGCAGACCCCGAATGCCGCCACACGCAATCAGGTGACTTGATTGTAAACTTGCGGGTTGCCACATCGGAATCATGGCGGGATAAAAATTCAGGTGAACGCCGCGAGAAAACCGAGTGGCATCGTGTTGTAATTTTTAACGATGCCTTGGGCAAGGTCGCGCAGCAATACCTCAAGAAAGGCGCGAAAGTCTATCTTGAAGGCCAATTGCAGACCCGCAAATGGGTCGATCAAGGCGGCACTGAACGATATTCAACCGAGATCGTTTTGGCACGGTTTAAAGGCGAATTGACCATGCTGGATGGTGCTAGAGCATCAAATCGAGAACCAGGCGAGGATGATTACAATCAGGACGAACGCCCAGCCTCATCATATCGTGCGCCACAAAACAGCGATATGGATGATGAAATCCCATTTTGAGGTCTGCCATGCTCCAACGCCGCAAACACACCCGCTCAGGTATTCGAGACAATGACGGGCCGATCCGTAACGCATCACACCGTCAATGGGTGCGCGGTCACGTCTGTGCTGCACCAGGATGCGTCAATACACCGATAGAATGTGCTCACGTTGACTATGACGTGCCATTGGCTGATCGGGGCGGTATGGGGCTTAAAAATGGCGACAACTGGACGTGGCCGCTATGTGGTGGACCTAACGGGCATCACGCGGAAAGCCATCGGATCGGGGCAAAGACATTCGCGGCTAAGTATCGGTTAGACCCCCACACCATTGCCGCCGATCTATGGCGCAGATCACCACATAAGATGAAACAGGAGAGACAGTGATAACCCTAGACACAACACAAATCCGCGCATTGCTGCATGGTATAAAGCCAAATGATTGGTTTCCAGGTAATATATTTCTTGCTGCTGAAATTGCCTACGAGCACATACCCGCCCTCTGCGATGAAATAGATGCACTACGTAAGAAGGTGGCGGAGTTGGAAGCTGAGCGGAAATGGCGACCGATTGAAAATGCGCCAAAATATCAATCTGTAATTTTGGCAACAAAGAACAACAAAGTCGGAGAAGCAATTTTTGCAAGATCAAATGATGGTCAAATGGAATGGTGGTGGATCAATACTCACGACCCGGTTGAATTTATGCCCACCCACTGGATGCCCCTACCAACCCCACCAATTGAGGACTGACCGATGGATGACAAAAACCCAATGCGTCAAATATTGACTGACAACATAAGGCAATCTGCCCGCATTAGGGAGCTTGAGGCGGCTTTGCGTTTGATTATTGACGCCGCCAAAAGTGGTTCAGATACCAGTGTTCTTCAAAACTTTGCAGCCGACGCGCTGCACTCAAAAAAGGCCCGCCCAATGATCGCTGGACACCCGGAAGTCACCAAGAAAACCTATGCCCAAGAACGCGATAAGGTTGAGCGGGCCGTAAGGTTCGCCATTGGTGCAGTCCATAACGGCTTGGGGGCCGATCATCAGGTTCCCGCCGAAACGGTTGCAAAACTGACCGCGCAAATTGAGCGCGATTTCCTTGTCGAAATTATGGAATAGAGGCCCCAACCATGAATGCCTTGGACACTCACACGATCACAATTAACGTGACGCCACTCGACCTAGCCGCGCTGCATCAATTGTTGGTCGTAAATCACGCTTTGGCCGGTAGCATGGGTCACGCGGCCCAAAAAGACCTTAAAGCGTTAATTGGCGTCCTTGATGGGCTGATTGTTCAAATCTCAATTGGAATTAATCGATAAGAAAGGCCACTCGCGTCGATGCCGCCCTTAACCCCGAAACCACCAACGCATAGGGCGGCGAACCGTCGGCGCTTCCAGCACCGAGCCGGGGCGGTGGCCCTATGCACCCCGGCGATTAACAAAAGGAGACAATGATGGACTTTCAAGATTTCAGTGTTTTCAACCGCCGCCGTTGCGAAGCGGCCAATGGTTTCAACCACGCCCTTTCGAGATGGACCCTTTCGGACTGGTTTACTGCGGTTGTTGGTGAACTTGGCGAAGCTGCCAATGTCGCAAAAAAGCTGAATCGTGTGCGCGATGGAATTCCCGGCAACAGCGAAACGCCGGAACAATTGCAAGCAGCTTTGGCGGATGAAATTGCAGATACGTTTATTTATCTCGATTTGCTCGCTCAAAGCGCCGGGATCAATTTGGAAGTGGCTGTGATTGATAAATTCAATCGCACATCGGCCAAGATCGGCTACAACGACAAGCTATTTCGCAGAAGCTTATAGGCATCCAGGCGATTGAATGGAGGGAATGATGGAAAAAGCAGATGCAAAAACGGCAATTATTGTCGGATGTTTTTTAATTTGGTTTGGAATTTTCTTTTGCACAATGATGATATTTGGCGCTGAAAGTTTTGTGCCTAAAGCATTTTTTGTTTTATCGGTTATAGGCGGGGGTTGGCGACTGGTTCAATGGGGTTTGTCGCATGATGGGAGGGAATGATGCCAATATCAACATGGATTTTTGTTTTGGCGATTTTTTATTGCACTGTCGAAACAGCTTACTTTGGATGGAATTTTACACCTGCATCTGAGGCCGAACTTATTGCAGACGGGATTTCAACAATTATTGCCTCAATTGGATTTTTGGCTCGCATCATCGAGCGCCAAACGCTGGCAATTAAATAACCCATGACCCCCCGCTTCCTATCCCGTCAGGCCGGATAACCCATGAACTTCCCGCGCCCAATCCCAGCCAACAGGCAAGATGAAATTGAAATTCATCGGCCTTGGGCACGGCTGCCAAATTGGCCGCGATTGCTACCAGAACTTTTGGCGGCTGCCTATGTCGGCGGTGTCTCGATCGGTACTTTCCGAACGGAGGTCGAACAAGGCATTTGGCCCCCGCCAATCCGGCGCGGACGGCGCATATTTTGGGATTTGGGCGACCTTGATAGGGCAGTTGACCGGCTAAAGGGCATTGTATCTGATACTCTTCCTGATCAACCTTCGGGCCTCGGGGACATAAATTGGGACAAATCCGCTTGAGCCTCAGCGTGCCACGGCTCCATATCGTCGGGGACCGCTTTTATTGGCGCCCCACGGCCCCTATCCGTGCTTTGGGGTTTTCTTACGAGGCTTTGGGCAAAGACCCCATGAAAGCCGCTGCAAGGGCCAGGGAGCTTAATGAACAGGTCGAGCGGGCCAAACTAGGGTTGGATGCCAGGACCAAGCGCGGCGACACGGTGGCAGCCCTGATCGACGCCTATCAGTCCTGCCCCCGGTATAAGAGCCGGGCGGAAACCACCCGAAAGGGCTATGACCATTTCCTAAAACACATCCGCGCGCTTGCCGGGCATGTCATTGTGGCGACCATTGACCGGCCCGGCATGTTGCAGACCTATGAGAAGCTAATCGCCGCCAGGGGCCTTTATACCGCCAATGCGTATATGAAGGTCTGGCAGATATTGCTTAAGCACGCCTATGACCTCGGATGGCGCAAAGATAACCCCGCCGCCGGGCTTGGGCTTCAAACGCCGCCGCCGCGAGAGCAAGTCTGGACGGTCGATCAAATCCTTGCATTTTGTGATGCCGCCGTGGAAATGGGCAGGCCGTCCATGCGTCTGGCGATGCTATTGGCCTATGACCTTGGGCAACGCCCTGGCGACTATATCAAGCTGACTTGGACCACTTACACCGGGTCCGGGTTTATGATTAAGCAGTCCAAGACCAAAACCCGCGTCAATGCGCCGTTCGAAAACCCGTTTCTTTGGGCTGAAATCGACGCCATGCCGCGCAAACACTCGCATGTCTTGATTTGTGAGGGGACCAAAGCCCCCTATAAGGCTGATTATTTCCGGCACCTATGCACCAAGATCAGGCGCGCGGCCAAACTGCCGGAACAGCTTCAATTCCGCGATCTGCGCCGGACAGCCGCCACGGAAATTGGCAATGCCGGGGCAACAGATGATCAGTTACGGGCGCTCCAAGGCTGGAAAACCCGGAATCAGGCGGCGACTTATGTGGTGGTATCGTCAGCCGGTGCCGAAGGCGCTCAAGCGAAACGGAGGGCGAACAGGTAAAGGATCAGGTGTAATTTTCGTTACACTTTGGGGGTTTTTCAGGGGCTAAGGATTTTCCCTAACCCCTTGAAAAATCTTGGTGAGCGCGATGGGATTCGAACCCATGACCCTTTGATTAAAAGTATCATGCACCCCTAGCAAATCCGCCATTTTTTACACTTGTTCTGCGTCTGTTCATGTATGATATATCAATGACTTACGGGCTAAGTGTAACGGCAGTTTGATGGAAAAGTGATAAAATGGCAGGAGATGTTTCAGTCAATTTGGCGCCACAAACATCAAAACTGGAAAATTCAACCAAAACCAGTTTTGTTTATTTGGTCCGCAGCGGGCAACATTTAAAAATTGGCAGAACGAAAAATGTTCAAGCCAGATTTTTGGCTTTGCAAAATGCCACACCCGCCAAATTACGTTTAATCCGGTATTTTGAAGTGCCCGCCGAAGAAGTGATCGGGATAGAATATGAAGCCATGGTAACTTTAAAATCCCAGGGCTATCACGTTCGAGGCGAGTGGTTTTCGGCGCCCACCGATTTAGCTTTAAGGGCTATCTATCAAGCAATTGAAGCCGCAAAGCCTAATGGCAAGCCAATTGTGACTCCGGCCTAGCGCGAACAATATCGGTTTAGGCTGACACAGAATCGGACACATCATTTGTCAGGGGTGTTCTGGTTTTGCCCCATATATTATTCATTATTGGGTTTATTGAACATTATATGGGTCATCCCGGCTCCTATTTTGCTTCTCGCGCTAATTTGCGCGCTGGAATGGTTTTACAAAAATCAATTATTTGGATACAAGATTTACAAGTGACTTTGCCGCGCTCAGATTTGACAAAGAAATCATTACCTTCTTCGCCATCAAGCGAAAACCCACAAAGCGTATAATCTTCACCAGTCACAGAACCAGAATGAGCGATACCATTATTTTCTATCCAAATCGCAATCATCGGTCGCTCCTTAATAATAAATGGACAAATCGCCTGCACACGCTTGTCCCATGTCTTTCGTGGTGCAGTACGGATGGGTCATAGCAGCTCCTTATTTCATGTAACTGGTCACGCCGGATATTTTTTCCATATCGGCTTTAATAACTTCATTGACCACATGATAATGCCATCGCCAAAGCAATGAAATGACTTCATCTCTAGCGCGTCCGCGAGGCATAACCCACAAACCAAAATGGATTATATGTCGCGTCAAAGAATATCGAAAATTTTTCACGGCGACTCGCTCCTTTTATGCCGCTTTGATCATTGCCGTATAGCAAATGGCAGTTGTTTGTTTAGGCGGCGGGTAATCTTCGAACGGCGACAATGCGTCTATTTTGTTTTGATCCATGAGTTCTAACGCAGCTTGTAACCCAGCCGATATTTGTTTGTCAGTTGGTTCTTTGGGAACAATGACAAACCCTTGGGGGCATAGATAAGTTAAAAGTTTAATCCACATCATCGGCTCCTTAATAATTGGCGCGGGCTATCGCAGTCCACCATCCGGTAGCTGGATTATCTCTTACCGTACCCCCGCGCAGCACAGTCGTATTCTGTCGGAAATGTCCCCTATGGGCGTCATCAGCGGTCATCCGGCTCTGAATGACTTGAGATTGACCAAGACAGAAATCAGTCAATTCGATGCTCCTATTGTGCAGTTTGTTTAAACCCAAAATATTCTGGATCGTCTGAAATTAAGTCAAATACTTTTCCATATTTCAAATCTAGCTTTTCATGGACAAGTGCCCAATGTGCTCCATCTGACAGGTCAAGCGTTTCGACCTCATCCATTATTTCTTTGATGCGCTTTTTAGACGGGTTCATGGTCGCTCCTTTATTCCCAATTTTCATTATTAGCGCGGTCAACCGCATCTACGCCAATCGCCAATTTCTGCGCCTCGGTGAAAGTGTCCCATATTTCTCTTGTTTTGTAACCAACGTGATTGCGCCAATTATGCACTCGACCGCCTTTCCCCCAAGATTGGGGAACTTCGAGGATTTCTTTGATAAGATATTCATCAAGCTCGTCCATTACCGGCTCCTAATTTGCTTTGCGCTTTTTGCAATCGCGCAATCGTGTGTAAATAATGCTTTCGCTGACTTTCAGCTTGGCCGCGATTTGCTTGATCGTCAGCCCTTCCTTGCGGAGGGCTTTAATCTGTTTCAGCTTTTCAGCGGTTAGTTTCTTGGGCGCACCTTGCCAGCCGCCCTCACGTTCTTTAAACGCCTGAATACCGGCTTTAGTCCGTTCAATGGTTAGCTGGCGTTCAAATTCCGCGACAATGGCGAATAGGCCAAGGATTAGCTTGCCGGTTGCTGTGCTGAAATCGAATTGCTCTGTCAGGGATTTAAAAGACGCGCCCGCATCGGAAATCTGGTCTAGCCGTGCGTATAGTTCACGCATATTGCGGGCCAGCCGATCTAGACGCCAGACCACAAGGGTATCGCCCTCGCGCAAATCTTTCATGGCGTGTTCAAGTGCCGGTCTGGACTTAGACGCCGCCGATTTTTTTTCGATGTGGAGATTGTCGGGCAACACCCCGGCACGCTTAAGCGCGTCCACTTGAAGGTCAAGTTTCTGATCTTCTGTGAACACGCGGGCATACCCGATTAATCGGGTCGCGGGCAGGTCTGGCAATTTTGTGCGTCGTTTCAAAACCATGACCACATTTTACATGAAACGGCCAGATAGTCAACAAATAGCGTATGATTTT